GTCTATTACTGTCCATTAACGTCCCAGCGTCCATTAGATGCTAGACAATAAAAAGCCCCGATACGGCAAATATCGAGGCTGATAATTCAAAAAGCTGTTACCCCTATGAACTACACGTTCATTATACCATAGTTTGGTGTATCTTATGTATATAAACCACTCTAAAGAATATGTTCTATACTTTCTATACACTTATGGTATAATAAAGGCAGTTTGGTCTCCAAAGGTTTTACTTACCTTACTTTTACCAAACTATCCCAGCTAGGTCTTACCTCAGCCTAGCTGGTACTCCCAAGCCATAACTTTCATTAGCGGCATCCCAACAGGACCACTTAGCTGGTAATCCTTCCCAACCATTATCTATGGCTGAAAAAAAGAAACGTAAGGGCAACCCTGCTCTTTACAAGGGGATGAAACCCCTTAATCCTAACGGCAGACCTAAAGGCTCTGTCAACAAGTACACCCTATTAGCAAGAGAAATCATGTCTGACAAAGGCCCTGAGATTGTTAATAAGATAGTTGCTATGGCTATGGATGGTGATGTTCATTGCCTGAAGATGTGTATTGATCGAATCCTACCCGTCCATAAGGCTATTGACCCTAATCGTGCTAAGAACGACTCCCAAATCATTATCAATGTTTCTTCAATAGATTCCATTGAACAAAAAGCGTTATCGACACCAAAAGAGAAATTAGTTAATCCACCTGTGAAAGATGAAGAAGAGGTGATTATTAATATGGCTAAGAATGGCTGAACTAGACATTAATTTACACCCTGCTCAACTGGAGATATTTCACTCTGATAAGAGATTTAAAGTGGTGGCTGCTGGAAGAAGGTTCGGTAAGTCAAGATTAGCTGCTTGGATATTACTCATTAACGCAATTCAGTCTGATAGTAAGGATGTTTTCTACATTGCTCCTACCTTTCAACAAGCTAAAGATGTGATGTGGTCTATGTTGAAGGATTTAGGTAAAGACCTAATTGCTGCTGCCCATGAGAATACCGCTGTTCTAACATTGATTAACGGCAGAAAGATTTATCTCAAGGGTTCGGATCGTCCAGATACGCTTCGTGGCGTAGGATTAGCTTATGTCGTTCTAGATGAGTATGCGAGCATGAAACCCGTTGTTTGGGAACAGATAATTCGTCCAACTCTTGCTGATGTGAAGGGTGGTGCGTTGTTTATTGGTACACCCGCAGGTAAGAACCACTTTTACGACCTTTATATTGATGCCTTGGAAGATGATGATTGGGATGCCTTTCAATTCAACTCCACAGACAACCCTTTTATCCCTGCTGATGAAATAGAAGCTGCCAGTAAGTCAATGTCCTCGATGTCCTTTAGACAAGAGTTTGAAGCATCGTTTGAGACCTTCTCAGGTGGCATCTTTAAAGAAGATTGGTTTAAAACAGGTGAAGAACCCACAGAAGGAAACTATGTTATCGCTATTGACCCTGCTGGTTTTGAAGCTGTGGAAGGTGAGCGTAATTTAAAACGATCTAGGCTAGACGAAACGGCTATTGCCATCGTCAAGATAGACAGAGACAAGTGGTGGGTAAAGGATATTCTCCACGGAAGGTGGAATATTAAAGAAACCGCCAAGAAAATCCTCAAATCGGCAACTATCGTGGAATCCTCGACAGTTGGTATTGAAACTGGCTCTCTTAGGAACGCTATATTGCCCTACCTTGAAGATGAAATGAGAACAGAGGGTACATGGGTCTCAATCATTGAAATGCGACACGGTGGCAAGAAGAAGAACGACAGAATCACCTGGGCCTTACAAGGAAGAATGGAACACGGCCAGATCACATTTAATGAAGATAGAGATTGGCGAGTATTCACAGGGCAGATGTTGGATTTTCCTAATCGTTTGTCCCATGACGATTTGTTAGACGCACTTGCTTATATTGATCAGGTATCGGTAGCAGACTTCGCCCACTCAATTGAGCTTGAAGATGATTGGGAACCCATGGATGCCGTTGCTGGTTATTAATTAAAAGGAACACAATGTATCAAGACATAAGCGATTTAAGTGAAGAAGAAATAGAAGAAATCATTGATTACAGTGATTCTACTGATAATTTAATCAAAAGATACGCTGTGGCTTGCCAAGTTATCGCCAATTTAACCAACCAACTCTACAAAGACAAAACATCGGACGATGAAGTGGTTGATTTGGTTATTTGTAAGATGCTAATGGACGGATTAATAGAGGTTGAAGAAGTTAGTTTGAAGTTTCATTAAAAGTATATACTTTCTCTACACTTTTTATGGTATAATGTAGAGCAAATTGTACGAACACCCATCACCATAACCCTTAATCAAGGGCGGTAATCATCAGGAACAGCATATCTGCTGGCAATTCCAATCACCTTGGAAGTGAAATCATTTGATGGACAAAAAAGAAACGCAATATCAAGCGTTAGCCTCATGGCTTATGTACCGCTTAGATAGCTGGCGAACCCACCGAGAAATAAATTACACCGCTAAATGGGACGAATACTATCGTCTGTGGCGTGGTATTTGGATGGAAAGTGATAAGACCAGACAATCAGAAAGATCAAGACTTATTGCTCCTGCATTACAACAAGCCGTAGAGTCCTCAGTAGCCGAATTAGAAGAGGCAACCTTTGGACGTGGCAAGTGGTTTGACATTCAAGATGATGTATTAGACCAAGATAATAGTGATGCGGAATATGTGCGTAACTTGTTACAGGAAGATTTAGAGAAAACAGGTGTCAAAGACGCTGTATGTGAAGTTTTCCTTAATGGTGCTATATACGGCACAGGTATTGCTAAGATTGTTGTCGATCAAACGATTGAACGCGCTCCTGCTGAAGTTCCAGTCGAAGGAACTCTAACAACCACTCGTCAAGTAGTGGAATATCCCTCCATAGATGTGCGTGTTGAACCCATCTCCCCTAAAGAATTCTTAATTGACCCTTCCGCCAACTCAATCAATGAGGCATTAGGTGTCGCTCATGAGGTTATTAAGCCTCGATACCATGTTGTTGAAGGGATTCAGTCGGGTATCTACCGTGATGTTCCTCTTGATGGTGATTATGACACCGTAAAAATGGGTTTCGACCCTGAAACCAGACAAGCCGATGAGTCGGATTCTGTAAAGATAACCGAATACTGGGGCAAAGTCCCTAAACGCTTCCTTAAAGCCAGTATGGATAAGGATGACTTTGAATACACCAAGAAAGATGAGCTTGTAGAAGCCGTTGTTACTATTTGTAATGACGAGTATATACTTAGAGTAGAAGAAAACGCCTTTATGATGGTGGATAGACCCTTCATCTCATACCAACACGACATTGTCCCAAATAAGTTCTGGGGCAGAGGCGTTTGTGAAAAAGGATATAACCCTCAAAAGGCACTTGATGCTGAGATGAGAGCAAGAATTGACTCTCTAGCACTCACAACTACCCCAATGTTGGCTGCTGATGCAACCCGACTACCAAGGGGTGTTAAGTTTGAGGTGCGAGCTGGGAAAACTGTACTTACGAATGGTTCGCCACGTGATGCAATTATGCCTCTGGATATGGGAACCACAGACCCTTCAACATTCAACCAGGTCGCGTCTCTCCAAAACATGATTCAGATGGGTACTGGCTCAACCGATACTGGTGCTGGCCCTAATGGTACAGCTTCAGGCATGTCGATGATGCAGTCTGCTGCTATTAAGAGACAGAAACGCACCTTAATGAACTTCCAAAACACCTTCTTAATTCCAATGATTAACAAATCAATGTGGAGAAAGATTCAGTTTGATGTTGATAGATACCCTGTCTCTGATTATAAGTTTATCCCTTATTCAACGATGGGAATCATGGCTAAAGAGTTGGAGTCAACACAAATGGTACAGATGTTACAAGCCATTCCGAAAGACTCCCCTGCCTTTGATGTCATTCTTTTGGCGATGTTCCAAAACTCATCCATCCACAACAGAGATCAAATTGTTCACGCACTTACACAAGGTAATCAACCTAATCCTGAAGCACAGCAGATGGAACAAGCTCATATGCAGTTACAGATGCAACAGGCTCAAGCAGACATACAAAAGACTCTAGCTGAGGCAGAAGAAGAGAAAGCCAAAGCTATCAAATGGATGGCTGAAGCACAGAAAGATGCCCCAACACAAATCAGTATTCAAGAAAAGATACTCAAACTTCAAAAGGACGCTATTGGTTTAGAGAAAACCAAGGCAGACATACAAAACACTATGTCCGAGACAGCAAGGAACATTCCTGAAGTTGATCACTTGAAATCTGAAACTATCCTCAATCTAGCAAAAGCCAGAGCAGAGGGTAACAAAGTAAACATACCAACTTATAACTGATAACCGCTTTGAAAGAAGATGATCAGTTTATTAAAGACAGACTTGAGATGATTGAGACCGCAGGTTGGCTCGACTTCATTCAAGACTTAGAAACTATTGAGAAAGGTGCTAGAGATATTGACACCTTGACCAATGAAAAAGACCTTTGGGAAGCCAAGGGTCAGTTACGAATCCTGAACTTTGTTTTAAGTTTAGAAAACGTAACAAAAATCACCTTAGAGCAATCCGAGTAATCGGACTCTAAACCCTTAGTAACTTCATAACCCTTTAGTGGGCGGAGATGACCATTATGACAGTAGTTGTAGATGACGTGACAAGCGTTGAAACACCAATAACAGAAACACAGGAAGTATTAGATCAGGGAACACTAGCAGTTGAGACTGCACAAACCGAAACCCCTGTTGAAAACGAATATGCACCCCCTGAGAAGTATGCTGGTAAGTCGATGCAAGACGTAATTGAAATGCATCAAAACGCTGAGAAAGCAATAGGCAAGCAAGGCCAGACCGTTGGCGAACAACGGCAACTGATTGATAGCTTATTAGAAGCACAGAAAGCTACACAAACTACCGCACCAACCGAAGAACCAGACAGTTTTGAGGACCAATTCTATAACGACCCTGCTACGGCAGTCAACTCAGCAATAGAAAACCATCCAGAACTGATCAAGGCAAGAGAAGAACGAGCAATTAATGAGCAACAACATCAACTAGGTGTTCTTGAAAAGGCTTATCCAGATTGGGAGAACCGTGTCGCTGACACAGACTTTCAAAAATGGCTAGGCAGCAGCGAGATACGCCAAGAGATGTTCCGTAAAGCAGACTCAGACTATAGACCTGACTACGCAATTGAACTTTTTGATATGTATGACAAAGTCAATATGATTGACAAGACTCAAGAAGTGAAAGAGCAAGAAGCGTCTAAACGAAAAGAAGCCTTACGACAAACAAGCTCAGAGACACGTTCATCTTCAGACTCCGTTGGTGGCAAAAAAATGTACCGAAGGGCTGATTTAATCAACCTACAGGTAACAGACCCTAGAAGGTATGAAGCATTGGCTGATGAGATTCAGTCTGCTTATGCTGAAGGAAGGGTTCGATAATAATTAACGGAGAAATAACATGGCTTTAGGTACTAATCATAGCACCGTAACCACGTCCGCTAACTTTATCCCAGAACTCTGGTCAGATGAAGTTGTCGGTGCGTACAAAACAAACTTAGTTGTTGCTAATCTAGTGACTAAGTTATCACACAAGGGTAAGAAAGGTGACACCATTCATATCCCTAAACCTGGCAGAGGTTCAGCCTCAGCCAAAGGCGCAGGTTCACAAGTAACACTGATTGCTGATACAGCAGGTGTTGTTAATGTGAGCATTAACAAGCATTACGAGTATTCAAAACTTATTGAAGATATTGCAGAAGTACAAGCATTAGCTTCTATGCGTAGGTTTTATACCCAAGATGCTGGCTACGCTTTAAGCAAGCAAGTAGACACTGACATCATTGACCTTGCGGAAGGTTTCCAAGGTGGTTCTACTACAGATAAGTCTTATGACACCGCTTTTATCGGTTCAGGCACAACTGCCTTTACTGGTACAAACGAGGCAGACTTAACTGATGCAGGTCTTAGGGCGCTAATCCTAAAACTGGATAATGCGGATGTACCAATGGACAACCGTTCATTAATCATTCCTCCAGTTGTAGCTAACGACCTTCTTGGTATCAGCCGATTCACTGAACAACAGTTCATTGGTTCTGGTGATGCTATTAAGACTGGCAAGATTGGAATGATTTACGGTATTGATGTGTTCATCTCTACTAACTGCCCAACAGTTAAGTCATCTGGTGGTACTGGTAACAATGCTGGCGGTACTGAGCGTGTTGGTGTGCTGATGCACAAAGATGCTTTAGTCTTTGCAGAGCAAGTTGGTGTTCGTTCACAAACGCAGTACAAACAAGAATACTTAGGTGACTTGTTTACTGCTGACACTATTTATGGTGTTGCAGAGATGCGTGACGATGCTGGCTTGGCTTTCGTAGTTCCAGCAAGCTAGACGTAAGTTAGTAAAACGTAGCCCCTTCTCACGAGGGGGTTATTTTGAATTAACTTAACAAATAATATGCCAACTTATTCTTACCAGTGTTCTGATGAACACATAACAGATGAACACAGACGTATGAAAGACAGGAGTTCTGGTGCTGTTTGTCATATTTGCAGCAAACCTGCTAAGTTCATTATCACAGTAAACAAAGTTAAACCAACCTTTGGCAACCAAGACACCCTCTGGAACATGAGAGAAAGACACAGATTAGGAACAGGATAATGCTTGACATTTTACAAGACACAACTGAACACGACTCTACTCACAGCTTAGAGCTTGATAGATTCAAAGATAAGATTAGAGAGATATGGTCGAGGATGCTCAAGGAGACCTACGACAAGTATTACGACATTGAAGATGAGGACTCTGTATCTGAAGAACACTTTATGGAGTGTAACGCTCTAAAGTTTGCTGATGAGCCTGAAGCTGTTGATGAGATTGATGAGTTGATGAAGATGCTTGATTCCTTGATGGACGATACAGACGAACAGGAAGATATTAAATCAGAATCTAAAGCACCCAACTACACAGGTGAACAACTTAAAGAACATAACGAGAAAGGCAAGGTAGAAACAACCACTTATGAAGTTAAGCACAAGGCAACGGGTAAGGTTAAGGAAGAAGCTAAGACTGTTAAAGGCGGTACTTACGACACTCCTAGCGATGGCCCTATTAAAGTTAGGAAAGATGCTCAAGTTATTCGTAAATATGCTCCGTTACTTGAAGAAGTTAAAGAGAAGCTCAGAAGTCTAGAAGATAGACAAAGGATAGGTAGACGCAAGATGAGGTTCAGACTGTGAGTAGAT